GGTTTATACGCATACGCGCAGCGTCCTGACTGATAGATAAATCACTCGCAACTGCGGCTATGTCAGAGCCACCACCGAAGCGAAGATAGATGATGCTCTGTTGTTCCTCGGGTAATTTCTCGAGTGCTACCTCTATGTCAGCCATCATAGCGAACCAGTTACCACCCTCAGCAGCAACCTTCCTAGTACTCGTGAAACCCAAGTCTGTTAGTGCTGGTGCTACGAGATCTCCACGTAGCACAGCCGGAAGAATCATCTCAACGATCTGACGATCGTAATAATAATTATCTTCTACACGATAACCCACAGCGTTAGCCTTCTCACGCTGACAGAAATCTTTAGCTGCGTTACGCAGCGAGCGCGCTACAAGCTTCGTCGATTGTTTGCCGTCGAGAGATTCCCACACCTTGACCTTGTTTGGATGTTCCATAAACCAAAGCCATAACTCCTGCCTGATATCTTCAGCAGGAACCATGTGGTATTTACGAGAAAACTCATAGGCTATTCCGCCAACAAGATTCTCGTAACTCTCGACATCTACCATGCGTAAACATCTCCTTCTACGCAGAACGAACGCCCGATAATTGGGACATTGACAGCCGTGACATTGGATCTTCTGATGTACAAGATAGTGAAACCTTGTTGCCAGTTAGCCGCACCTGTTGTCAGGTAATCAGCCTTGTTAAGATCCATTAGATGACCTACTTCGACTCCGAAAAGTCTATCGGAGATTCGACCATTGTAACCGACATGGTAGTGCTGGATCCCCTGACGATGGGTGTGTCCACATACGACAGATAATCCGATACGTCTTGCAAGGCTAAGCGCAGTTCCTCCCGAAGTCTGTATAAGATTACCTTCGTCTCCGTGGGCAAGAGCCCATCCTGGGGCAAACTGCCAGATTCTGTCATGGAAGGTGATATCAAGTTCATCGTATCGAAGCAACGCTTCATACTCCAATTCGCGCAAGCTAGCAAGTGCTGGAGCGTACTTGTTGATGTAGTTGCTGATTCTATCTCCATGATTACTCCTCATGACGTGGAAAGGTTTATCGCCTAGTGCTTCCTTGAAGCCTTCCATAATCTCGGAAGTCTTATCAAGACCAGACTGTAAAGTTCTTGCGTACTCCGCTGCTCTACCTTTATTCCAACGAGATGGCTCAGGAGAATCTGCTTCATCTCCTACACAGTAAAGTTCGTCAGGCTCAAAGTCCTCGACGAACTGTTGTACTGTAGTGATGGCTCTGCCATCGTGACTAGGTGCTTGTATATCAGAGAGTACTACCACTCGCTTTAGTTTCATTTACGTTTTGCCTTTCGCTTTTTTGGTTTCTTCTTGGCTCTACGTCTGTTTTCTTTAGCGACATTGTCACTCTTACGTACTGTCCGAAGATTCGACGGGCGATCATCTCCATCACGACCTCTGTTGTTTTTATGGTCGACTTCGACATCTCTCGGGAGAGTCTTGCCTGTTCTCTTCTCGTAATCCACGCGTGCTTTGTTTGAAGAAGTGGTTTCAACAGAACCATCTTTCTTCTTTCTTTTGAATACATAGATGGGTCTGCCACCGTTCTGTTTACTTCCTTTGTAAGGACCGAAGATCTTCATTCGTTAGGCCACTTTCCTCGCAACACCATGAGTGCGATTATTGAGTAGTTAGCTAAGTCCTTGAAGGAATCCTCAAGTGACTCGTTCTCTGGATTAGCACCGCTATCCAGAAGATTATTTATTCTTGCTATCTTGTCCCAGATACGGACACGTAAGCCGTTGAGAGGACCACCAGGAGACATTGAGATATTGCGAGGCCCGTAGTCCTTATGCTTCTTGAGAAGCAAGGTGGCAAGTTCATCACTTGTTTCCCATACATCCATCTCAAAGAAATCGACATCGAGATCGCCAAAGAGTTCTTCTGCCTTCTCGGTCAACTCCCAGCGGTCATCACTCTTCATCTTTTTCCTCCTTAAGTAACTTTTCCACACCTTTGTAAATGTCCTCCATCTCTCCGGCAACTATTGCTTCTTCCATGAACTCTTCAAACTTACCTTCGCTAGCGTTGATAAGCGTAAGAGCCGCACTTTGTAGGCACTCAAAAACAGCCTTCGCATCACCCTCGCGAAGGAACTTGTCGATGTTCTTCATAAACTCAAACATATCGAAGTTGTACTTCTTGGTGATACGCACGCCCCACTCGTATTCAACGCCGTTGTGCTCAAGAAAGTCGAATATATTTACGAACTCTTCTTCGCAACGACAGACGTAATAGCCATCATCTGTTGGAACTATTGGGTCCTCTATCATTGTGCGCTCGCTATCTTTTCTTTGAAGAAATCTGCTCCGTCTGAGAGGAAGATAGAGTTGACATCTTCTCCTTCAGGCATCTGTATTGAGATGAGATTTGGCAATTCCCTAGCGAGGTTCTTTGAGAACTCGTGCCCTGCGTTGTCCCCATCAGAGAACAGGAATACGCGTTCAAAGTCAGCCAAGAGCTTAGTGTAATGTTTCTTCCAGTTGTTAACCCCGGGAACACCCACCGCAGGTATACCGCAAACGCCATCCAACGTGATGGTGTCAATTTCACCTTCGCAAATACAGATGTATGACGATGCTTTGAAGAAGGCGCTGACATTATATAAATGAGTTGTCGCACCACTAAGTCCAAGATACTTAGGTTCCTCGACTCCGAGCGATCTGAACCTAATATCAACCACACCCGACCTCGTAACGTACGGGATTGCGAGTCTGCCTTCATACGCTTCATGACCCGTTAGCGGATCTAGTACGACGCCCAAACGTGCTTTGACCGCTGCCTCCTGAGTAATCCCCCGTTCTACGAGGTAGTCCTCCGCTTCTAGGATTGCGCTGTGGTAATACTTCGCCGCTCGCGTTAAGGATTCTCTCTGCGATGTTGATTGCTTCACGAAACTCTACCCTCTCCTGCGCCATCACTAGCGCGAATCCGTCTCCTTTTACCTGACATGCGAAGCAACAGAATACACCCTCATCGGTATTTGCGCTCGCTGAATTGTGCGTATCATCATGAAACGGACATTTCATAGAAAACCATCCATGCCTACGTGGCACGCGAGCACCATAGTGCTCAAGTATTGGACGTATCGCTGGCTTATTTCTCACCTAACGCCCTCCTAAGAAGTTCTACCCATACTGATACAGGCATTGTAGCATACCAATCAGCAGGGTTCCCTTTGCCTTTGCGCTTATGAATTACTGCGCCAGTCCAGGCTTTGGCGTTCTTTGTCTCAACTTCTAACTCTGCTAGCCAGCCAGCAAGATCTAATTTGGCGTGATTCTTAACTTCGATACATACGCCATTGATTCCTGATATGTCACCCTTATCGAGAGTAGCTCCCGCAAGCCTTCTTTCAGCATACGGGAACCACTCTTGTAGGTACTTAACAAGATCGCGCTCTGCTTGAGAGCCCTTTATCTTTGACCTACTTGACATTTAGTACCAACCGTTCCTCTGCCAGAAAGCCCAGGCACGCTCTGGCGTGCCGTACCGATGAACGATGTACTTAAGTCCTCTATTAATTTGGTATTCAATTGTAGAGTTACGTGGTGTATTTAGTACCTGCGCTATGCCATAGGCAGATGAAGTAGGATTCTTTGCTTGGTGATTCCAAGCCGATTCCTTACCCCATAACTTAGCCAAGGCAGACCATTGACGTTTAGGATTATCAAACATCTTGTTTACCTTAGCACGTGCCAACGCTTTTGCAAATGTTTTATTGTCTATCATGAGTGGTTTTATGCTCCCCGGAACTTCGACCAAAATCGGTTTCAGGGGAGTATGGGTAATCAACCACGCACCCACACCGTGGGGCAAGGTAGCCACAAAAATTGCAATCGCGGACAGCACCGATACTGTTGATAGTTTCATGTTTCCTCCGTTGGAGCGGTTGCTTGTGATCCACAGTCAGCACACTCCATATCTAAGAAATACATCCCTATAGTACCATCCTCGTCGAATGTTACCTTCAGGTTCCATACGAAACATCCACACACACATACCGTAGTTGGTTCACCACGGATATCCATCGCCCGTGTATAGTCGGGACGTAACTCGGTTATGTCTTTCACTTACTCTGCGACACTATCTGTATCGGCGGGTAAGTATTGATGTCAAGCTTACATGAGATAGCCATGGCTTTCTTTGCTATCAAAGTAGCCGCTTGAACTGACTTGATCTTCTTGGGATCCACCGAGTAAAGGTATCCAAGAGCGAACGAGCCACCCGAACCAGCAGCATAATAACCTGATTCGGAACACAGGAAAGATAAGTCGTCACCTATCGAGAACAATTTACCATTGAACGCGAGTAAGTAGGAGAAGGTTGTTTCTTTCCTGTCACCGTCTAAGTCGTAACCATTGGCCTTTAGGGCATCAATCATAGACGGAATAATAAATTTACCTGTGAACTGGATCTCATCACCATTCTTGTATGTGGGCGGTGTCCAGTTGTAACTTAAGATATCACCTGGTCTAGAGTCCCCCGTGATGCCAAGAAGGTATTTACCTATCTTGACAATCTTGGGGGTTCTAGGTGATATCGTCCGTTGGTTTTCCTCAGTAATCTGAGAGTCGGCAGCCATCACTATGAAGTCTTTACCTTGTATCCCAACGAGCGTTGTCATTATGACCTTTCGATGTCCGATACGTTCATTACTTCAGGATTAAATGTCAGCCAGAACGAATTCTCCCCGCTAGCATCGGCCTTCCCGTACCGATTCTTAACAGGTGCAACTGCTATAAACCCTGGAGCATTGGAACCCACAGTCAGAATCAAAGCTGGCAACTGAGCAACCATACCCTGCAAAGCAGAACGTGGCTGACACGGATTACCAGGATAAGACTCTTTCGTGTGGTGTAGTACAAGTACTGATGCGTTGGTATCCCTTGCGAGATACTTCAACTCCTTGATGGTAGAACGCATACCAGCGAATTCTTCTCCTGAATCGTTGGCAACATCCATCAAGTTATCGACTACGATTAGTGTAGGGGCACATCCCCACAGTTCCTCGAAAGCCGAAACCTCCATATCTAAATCAGCCAATGTAGGTGCTGATTCAAATGACCAAAAGATATGACCTGAATTTTCGTTAATGATCTTCCTGGATTCGTCAACCTGTTCTGCGAGCATGAACTCGGCATCACTTTGAGTGCGTCCAGTAATCATCGACAGTAATCTCATAGCCATCGTGTGAGCATTAGTGTCAGCGCTAACGTATAGCGTTGGCACCTTAGTACGCAACGCTATCGCTAGAGCTAATGTTGACTTACCAGCACCAGGAGTGCCAGCAATCATCGATACTTCTGCTCGGCGTAGTACAACCTTGTTAGCATCGAATGTGCGGAATACCGTTGGTAACGGTTCTCCACCTATGTCTTTGCTACCAACAGCACGAGCAAGAGTTCTCATGTCTTAGAAAGAACTCCATTCAGGGTCATTCCTGCGTATCCATTGTGGATCACATTGGTCAGGAGTTCCCTTAGGAGAAGGACACATGAATGCCTTCCATGGACCTTTGGCACCAGTTCCGGTGCGCTTGGTCATCTCACCATGCTTACAACTGCGACCTACTGGAGCAGTCGATGGTGTGAATGTTTGCTGCGATGTTACTGGTGTAGCACCTAGCGGAGCAAGATTGGCTACAGCCTGGTTAATGCTAGTAGGTGCGCCAACTAATGAACCAGCCATCGTAGTTAGCAGTCCTTCTGCATCTACGGTGCCTAGTGCGAATTCAAGATTGTTCTTGAACTCATCGTATGTATCTCCGCCAATGACGAAGATACGTCCGTCAGTCATCTTAGAACTGACTTGGTATTTCGATACGGTCATTTACCGTTCCTTTCCTGTGTGTTTTTACCGTTAAGCCATTTGCAGTATGATAGCACGCCACACCGTCCACAGTTGTTAAAGTTAGGCAGGAATATATCCTGCTTGCGTGCCTTGTCAAATCCTAGGAACATCTCCTCAACACGTTCAGGTGCTAGGTGTTCAATGTTCCACAGCGAGATGTGACCAGAGCGTGCATCCCAGAAACCTGCCTTATCGACAGATACGCCATGCTTGTCTAGAGCCCACGCATAGACAGCAAGTTGAAGCGGGTGCTTCTGAGATGACGCTCCAGTTTTGATATCGACGAGCACACGATTCCCGTCGAAATCAGTCATAACACGATCAATAGCAAGTTTGACCGTGGTATCTCCCACCGGAATTTGATATTCCTTTTCAACAAAATCTTCATAGACATCCCAGCCAGCAGAGCGGAATTTGATCCAACGATCAAGCATCCACCAACCCTCGCCATACCACCAGGACATATCCTCTTGTCCACGGAACTCCCAAGTACTCATGTCACCATGAGCCTCTTCGTCTTGTTTGACTTGCTCAAACCAAGCGGCATTCCATAGTTCATCAGGATTAGTTGTATCACCGAGTTCGCCCTTGTCGAACATCTCGGTTGCTTTATGCACGGCAGAACCACCAGTAAACCAAACAGCGTGTTTCTCTGGTACTTCTTCGATCTTTGTTAAGTAGTATTTCCAACCGCATTCCAGCCATGTATTCATGGAGGAATACGAAATGTGTTTAGGTAATTTGCTCATAGGTACATCATATCACAGTCATGGCGTTCGTTGTAGTCGAAGCCACAGAAATAGCAATCCATAGCCTCGTTACAGTATTTGCAGTAATGCTTGAACTGTAGTTCGCCACAGCATATGAATTGAAGGTCAACGATTATGTAGTGTTCATTTTGGTAGATCATGCGATAACCCTACCATACCGCAGGCATAAATGCCTGAGCCCCTGATTCTAAGAAATGCCCCCCCTCCCCCCATAAAAATCTTATGGTGAGCCAGGGGAGCAAGTTGGCTAGGCTGTATGCCCTCGCCCCTTCATCTGAAGTTTCTGCCCCACGGTTTCCCGCCCGAGAATCATACCACATAAAACAAAAAAAGACCCCCCAACCCTAAAGTCAACAGGAGTAAATTGACTTTGAGTTGAGGGGTTTTTAGACCCGGGGGGTATATCTAACTACCCCCTGGGGTTAAAAGTGTCTCAAATCCCGCTAAAACCACCCTTAAAAGGGTATCCTAGGGGATTAGTTAGAGCCTCTACCAAACTGTGTAGCCGAGGGATCCAACCACTTGAGCACTGGGCCGAGGAAGCCTGCGACGGCTGCCATGCTTAGTGTCTTGAGGTCGGTCTCACCGGCGAGGTAGAGAGCGATAGCGGCCGAAGCTGCTGCACGGAACCAAGTAAGGGATACTTGCTTCAATGTTTCCATCAGTTTCCTTCTTTCGTTAGGGTCACCTTCCAGGTATGAACCTTGCAACAGGTACAGACCACGGTAGGTACTGGTGTTTCTACTGTAGCAGAAATCTTCTTCTTAGGTGTAGGTTGAAGTAAAGCTTTGACCGAATTGACCACTTTGGGCTGATTTATCCACCAGAACCAAGGGCTAGTATCGTCAGATTTATCAGGACGGATAGAGATATGTAGATGCTTATTGTGAGGGTTGCTACCACTATAAGGGCGATTCCCAGACTTAGCATACTTACGATTCCAAATCTTCTTATTGAAGATGAGGTACTGTACTCTTTCATCTTCCTTAAACTTCTCAAATAGTTCTGCACAGTCAATCCCATTTTTAGGATCGTGTGTCAGGTCTACAGCTAGCCCAGTATTGTGGTCCGAAGTCGGGTTTGCTTTCTGATGAGCAACACTCGGTAGTAATCCATCGCTCGCCTTCTTCCTCTTTGGGGCAATTGCAGTTGCCTGTCGGAGTACAGCAAGGGCAGCAGGGCTTGCCTTCTTGGCTATCATTCATTTCCTCAGTGCTTCTTTGACTAGTTCAGTTAGTAATTCTACTTTTTCTTCCAAGGCATTTACCTTGTCTTTGATGCTGGATCCACCATTAGGCTTAAGTTCAGCTAGATAATGCTTGACCAACCAACGCACGATCCCCGCGAATGAGGCTGCTATGGAAACTATTGCTACGACCAGCGCAGCCCAATCCACGGCATTCATTATAAGACCGTTCTAACTGTGATGGTGAGCATTCCTCCGAATCCATCGAAACGCTTATCCGGTGGCGTCTTACGGGTAAAGTTCATTCTCTCAATCAATGCTTGTACTCGCTCTCCTGTAGTGAAGTCCTGGACGTTTATGATGTCTCCAACTGCTTCGATTTCCTCGAGCAGTTGAATACGCTCCCACGCACGGCCTTCATAGCCAGTTTGTACGTTATAGCGGTCGGTTTCCACGTCAAAACACCATACAGGGAACTGAATCAACCTTTGGCGCTTGGTTGCTGGAAGAGCTTTTACCTGATAGCCCTTAAATACTGGGCCCAGACTGGTATTGCTTGCGCTACGTGAGAGCGTAAACTTGTATGAGATGTACTCCTGTGGACCTTCAGGGCTAGATGTAGCAGCCTCAGGTGTACCAGTAGAGGAGTTGTAAGTGATAATCGTGTAGGTGTTGTTAGATGAATCTACTGTGCGTAGATCGATAGCACCATTAGTGACATCACCACGTCCACGAACAAACTTATAGTTCTTGGGCTCTAGAGTTCCGTATCTGATACCACCAGTTTGAACGTATCCAGTAGGGACTAGAGTGCTAGCTTCTTCAAAGTATATAGCTCCATCTGTGGTAAGCCTACCTGTAGAAAATGCTAGGCGATCAGTAATACCAATAAAACCAACAGCAGTAGTAGGACGTGCCTCAGTTTGAGTAAACTGTAGATCATTTGCATAGGCAAACCGTAGGCTTTCGCCTTCAATAGTAGTACCTAGATCGATACGGATTAGTCCGGCATCAGTAGACCCGATACCTGTAGTAGCCCAGATAAATCTATCGCGCGCAGCGAAATCATAAACTGGTTGTCTGGTCTCAACGATTAGTGGACCATAGTTGATAGATCCGTCTTGATCATTTACTACAGCGATACGGACACCACGGCTAGTACCAATAGCCATATAGCCAAGGTAGTAGAAAATCTTATGGACTATTTCCCCTGGAGGTAGCTCGGCAGCCACAGATGCCTGGGTCAAAGTAGGCATAGCACCGCTAGTATTCAGGGTGTACTTTTGGATAGTAGAATAGATGCCAGAGTGTCCAGCAGTATAGATAGCAGGACCAGAAGCTGTGATACTGGTATACACATAGTTTGTGTTGGGATTGGT